TTCTCCGTTGCACATGAGGATAATGTTTCCAGAAACCATTGGTTGATTTCCGACATCAGAAGTGTCGTTGATAGATAAACGATAAAATATATATACACCGTCAGGTTTGATTATTGAAGTAGTGTTGTCAGGACCTCTTTTTGAGAGGCATTTACTTTGTAAAACTATTTTTTCCAAATTTTTAGGTAAACTACTCCCAAAAATTGCTAAAATTCCGCACATTTTAAAGTAGGTTTTATCACTTTAAAATCCTATTATCTTGTGTTATTCAAACAAAGATTGGTTTTCAGAATCTTCTTCAGGTTGGTTATCAAGTTCTTCAACTTCGTGGAAGAAATATCCAAATAATTTATCTAATAAGCGATATAAAGGTGCAAACCCGGTTGGCCATTTTTCTGAAAACTTGTTAGGAAGTGTGCTAATTTCCTGTCTATAGTTAGAATAAGCAGCCAATTGTTGTCTTTGTTTGAGAGAAAGAGGTAATTTTCCCTGGCTCAGAGTTAGTGTTTCACAGTACATTTCCATTTTATTTGATGTTTTTTCTTTTTAAAATGTCTAAGTATCAAACTTAAAATTGATCTTTAAAAAATATATTTTGGTAATTGTAAATGAATCTCTCTTTTATTCCATCGATAGATATTATAACTGGTCCTATGTATTGTGGTAAAACTACTGAAACTATTGGTAAACTTATTGTTTATCATGAAATAGGGATGCGAACTCTTTATGTCAACACTAAAATGGATACAAGATCTGATAACGCATTTTCAACTCATAACAAGACAGTTGGAAGTGTTCCGTTCGATTGTGTTAAAGTTGAAGATTTAAGAGAATGTAAAGTTGAAAATTATGATGTTATAGCAATAGACGAATCGCAATTTTTCGATAATTTGAAGGATATTGTGTTAGATTGGGTGGAGAGACAGAATAAAATTGTTATAATTTCGGGTTTAAGTGGAGATTTTCAGAGAAATAAGTTCGGACAGATCGTGGATTTGTTTCCATATGCAGATACAGTTACAAAATTGTCATCTTTTTGTATGGAGTGTAAAAAGAATGAAAATAAAATTACTCCTGCTCATTTTACAAAAAGGACTGTTCATGCAGATTCAAAGATTTTGATTGGGGGAAAGGAATCCTATATTCCGGTTTGTAGAAAATGTTTTTTGCAGAAGTAAAAAGAGATCATTTTAAGAAATTATTCTTAAAAACCATGTTCAAATAAAATTTTTTTCTTCTTAGAATAAAATAATGCTGTCAACTAAATTTTTGTTTACACTCATCGGGATAATTGTGGCAATTTTTGCGCTGTGTAATATGGATTTTTCTCAACCTGTTGTAGAAGGCTGGGGATGGACTATGACACCAATGACACCGATAACCAGAGTGCAGTTCACATCTCCTGACGGTGCGAGTACTGCTGGACCTAATTATTTCGATCCTTCTGCCGATCCAAATGCGTATTCGAAAGGTTCGTTTGTCTCCACCCCCCAATTTCAGTCTATGTTGTCTCCGAGATTTAGTAATCTAAACTACGGAGCTGATATTAAATATAATCTTCCTGACAAAAAGAATCTCGCTGTGCCATGCCATCCGTTGTCTTATGGTGATATGGCCTCAGAAAATTATTCCAAACCTAGACCTCGTCAAATGAAAGAAAATTATGGCGGAAATGCCGCGAGTTGTGCAGGCGACTGTGGTGGCAACAGCGGTGTTGTTTCTTGTGGTCCTGGGGGATATGGGATGGGTCATCGCGTGGCCGGTGGTTACCCTCTTAAGCCTGGCTATACTGCTGATGGTGGTTGTCTAAACAGTAATTGGCAAGAAGTTTATGATAGTTTGCCTGCTGACAAAGTAGAAACAGAGGCTCTTCCTGTGGGAACAATGTCTTCTATGGATGGCGCTGGTAATATGCAACAAGTTGTTGTTTCAGAGCGTCTATATTCTGTTAACCAGAAGAATAGAAATGCTGGATTGGCAGATTTGATTCGCGGTGATTTGGCAGTTACTCCTTGCCAGACTGGATGGTTCTCTGTTTCGGTCAATCCAAAGACTTCTTTGTGGGGTGGTGCTATGTTGGCGATGAACGGAGATGGATCATCGAATATGGCAACTTTGGATCTAATTACGAAGGCAACTGGAGGCGCTGTTTCTACGGCTGGAGGTGTAGATATGAACGATATTCCTTCTTACAAGGCTATGGTTCAAGGTGCATCTTTTATGGGAGCTGCTTCTGGTGGAAGTGATGTTATTGTTAGCGCGTTCCCTTAATTTAAAAACTTGATTTCTATATACAGAATATGGTGAGTACCTGGTAATAGTGACTTAACTAGGTTAAACCGTAAGTTTTAAAGTCGTTAGCTATTTAAGGTATTTACAAACACGATTATTTATGTATGGATATTTCATACATAATATTTCCAAATTATTTTCCGATGGTTGCGGTACCTAAATCATGTGATTGCGTTAAATTTTCTCCAGATAATGCCAATGATTCATATATATCTTCTGGCATTAGTGTCTTGGTTTGGTGTTCAGAATTAACAACTAAAGCATTTTTAATGATTTCATCAATACGTTGTACTATTATAGCTCTGATAGTAGGAAAACATTCTTCTGAAACACTTTTAACACCGGCTCTTCGTGCAAGACGAGTAATTGACGGACGAGTAACTTCCATTTACTACTCTAAAATGCCTTTTTAAATTGTTTAATATTTCACATCCTATTTAAAAAGTTATGCCAGAACAGCAAATAAAATGGAAACACAAGAGAAAATACTCGTTGATTCTGTTAATGATGAGGTCTTAGATGAATTAAGTGAAGAGGAAGAAACTAAAGAAGAACATAAGAATAACAAAAAGAAGAAAACTCGTTATTTTGAAACTTATATTTCCAAAGTTCTTAAAAATATCACACCTGAAAATGGAATTACAGCAAACGCGAAACAACAATTAAACAGTGCAGTTTGCATTTTCGCCAAAATTGTATCTGACAAAGTTTCACATCTAACAACAATTGCAAAAAAGAAAACCATGTCTGTTAAAGAAGTTGAAAATGCCACCAATCTGCTTCTAACAGGTAAATTATTATCTGGAACAATTGCACATGGAGCGGAATCCATAGAAAAGTTTGAATCAGGTGAAACAAAACATAGTTCAAGACAAGATAAAGCTGGTATTTTGTTTCCTCCTTCTATTGCAGAAAAATTTCTTCGTAATTTTGGTTTGTCTAAAATCATGGTAACAAAGACCACGCCTGTTTATTTTGCGTCTGTTTTGGAATATTTTGTTATACAGATTCTTGTTAATGCTTCTAGAATAGCAAAAGAAAACAATCGGGTAAGATTGACTATTCGAGATTTAGAGTTAGCAGTTCGTACAGATTTGGATCTGTCGATTTTGTTTGGAAGGTGTAAATTAAGTTTTGTAGGAGGAGGGGTTCTTCCTCAAATACACGAATCTTTACTAAATAAGAAGCCACGTAAGAAACGGAAAAATACAAAAGTATTAGAAAATTCTTCCAGCGATGTTAAGAAAGGACATCGATTTAGACCGGGTACTGTATCTTTGAGAGAAATTCGTAAGTTCCAGAAGGTCAGTAATTGTCTCACATTTGCGAAATTTCCTTTCGAAAGATTGGTTCGTGGGATTGTTAATAAGTACAAGTCTGATATGAAAATTTCTAAAGAAGTATTTATAATTATACAATATTATATCGAACAGTTTGTAGTTGATTTACTCAGAGATTCAAACTCTGCTGCCATACATAGTGGTCGTGTTAAGCTCATGTCTGTAGATATAACTTTTATAACGGGTTTACGTAGATACCAGGCGGTAGATACGGCTCCTTATAAGGTCGAAAAGAAACAAGAAGAACAAAAACAAGAAGAAAAAGAGACTTAAAAAATCGACGATAAAGGTAAAATGTCTAATAACAACGAGGAAACTAAAAATGAGAATACTCTCAAAACGCCAGAATTACGTGTCAAAAACGACACAACAACTGAGCGCCATTATGCTATTCTTATGGAGACCAGTGGAGAAGAATTTGAATCATGGTATAGTTTTATAAAATACGAAGGGAACGAAGACGCGCTCGCTCATCTTAACAAACAACTTGAACAAGTAGAATGGTATATTTTGAACGATTTAAGTACTTTTGATCTGGAAATGGAGAATTTGGTTTGTGAAAAAACTGCGAAAGAAATGATAAATGTTGATTTGAACCATTATTCTTTCCACCGCAAATTTGATGGAACTTTACAGAAAGTAGACTTGGGTTTTAAAAATCACCATACCAATGAAAAGAAAATGCTAAAAGCATTTGAGGTTTTAGGATATGGTAAAATAGAAAATTTTATCGACGCAGAAGATGTAGATAAAGATGCCCTTGTAAGCTGTTCAGAATCTGAAGACGAGGAAGAAGAAACAGAATCTGAAGATGAAGAAACAGAATCTGAAGAGAGCGAATCTGAAGAGGAAGAAAAAACAAAGAAAAACACAGAGAAAAAGAAGGGTAAACTTCCAGCAGTTTTAATGTCTAAAAAAGTTTTGGAAATGCCGGGTTTTGCCAAAGCAAAGGCTAAGAGAAGACACAAGAATTAATATAATTGTCTTAATTTATACTTATATGAGTATAAATTGAAAATATTTACGAATTTTAATTGTATCCAAAATGATTAGCGTTGAGAAAGTTTGGTATAATACACAGAAATTTTTTGAAAATATTAGTGTACCACCTTCAAAAATTATTCGGACAAATATGAAATATGTACCAACTTTTTTAAATCCTGAACCAGCTCAAATTTTTGTCGTTATGCAGGACACACTTGACACTTCTCTGGATGAAACAGATTCTGTTATGTTAAATATGGCATGTGCATCTCATCCTGGAGGCAATCCAAAAATATTTGGAGCGCAAGAAGAAGATTTATTTAGAAGGACAAGTCTTTCGAAACATTTAAAAACTGATTTGTACCCAATACCTTTAGATGAATGTATTTTATCTACGAATGTGATTGTAATTAAAAATAAATATAGGCAAGGTTACAAATATCTTGAGAATCCAAGAACTGTTGATATTATTTCATGTCCTGCAATCAATATGAACGGGTTGATTTGGACTTCTACAACGGATGATTTAATGTACAGAAAAATTTGGACTATTTTTCAGTGTGCATGTATGCATGGTTACAAGGTTTTAGTTTTGTCTGCCTTTGGTTGTGGTGGTTACAATTGTGATCCGGAAAAAGTTGCCGAAATTTTCAAAAAAGTACTATCTTTTTATAGACATTGTTTCAAAAAGATAATTTTTGCGATAACAGATATTGAAAATCATCCAAAATCAAATTTCAACACTTTTAAGCGTATTTTTAGTTAATAAATTTGTATGGATTATCTTCTTTTTTGGGTGATGTTAGAATAATTGGATTCGTTTTGATAGTAGTTTTGATAGATTCATCCAAAATAAATATTTCACATTCATTGCAACCTGCATAAAATTCTATTTTATAATTTTTAATCTTATCTTTTGCTTTCATAAAATAAGGTATATATTCGCTACCGGTTAAACCCGGTGTAACATTCCACAAATTCTGTTCAAAAATTCCATACATATTTCTTTCAGTAACATATTTCAACACATATGTGGAATTAATATTCTGTTGGTGTTCTTTTGTGGACGTGAACCACGCACCGCCTTTTCTTGTATCTTTTGGGTATTCATCAAGGAACCATAATTTTTGATTTTTACCAATAATTGTACCGTGATATAGAGAGGTGCCTGCTGGCAGGAGAACAATGCTAACTGTACCGAAATCTGTTTTTTTGTCCTCGATATGTTTTAATCCAAAATCGCAATTTTTGATTACATGACCAAATAAATCTATAGGCCAACGACATTCGTCAGGATTTTTATTATATTTTTCTGCCCGATGAAGATGCGACATTTATTAAATGCAAAAAGTAATTAAAACACTTTAAATCCAATACCACCATAGTGACCGATATCCCAAGGCATATCACCTATAGATATAACAACCACATGACCACGTTCGTGAAGATTTTTCCGTGCAATGTATTTATACCAAGCGGGATCGTTTTTTGTGGGGTGCAGAAAATACATAAAAGTATAATCTTTAATACCATGGCTGTGCAGCTGTTCTTGTGTAGCGGTTATATTTTGTTCTGTTCCCAAGCGTGCGGTGATTATTGCGGTCTTTAATCCCGCAGACATGGCATGACGATACGTATCGATAATGGGATAAATAGGGGTTCCATTTTCTTCAAAAAGAGTTCCGTCGATATCGTAAACAATAACAGAATTATCTGTTATATTAATTGTATTTATCGCATTCATAATATTTTGAGCGATTCTTTGTCTTGCGTCAAGTATGTCCATATTTATCTATATAGATAAATTGATTTTTAAAACTGTTTTTACATGTATAAACAACATGCAAACATATGAACTCAAGCTTGGGGAATCTTTTACAAAAATTATACAAACTAATAAAAACTTAACCATAAAATCGATGGTTAAATTATTGCTACATAATGAATCTGTTATAGAAAAACTCAACAAAACTCCTCCGAATACGTTGCTGATATACAAAGATATTTCTACGTGGGGAGATAAAAGAAATCATATCGGAAAGATTTTAACAGCTATTATATTTATTCTACGAAACAAATCATGTGACAAAATGGACATAAAGTTAAAACAAGCCATTCAAATAGGTAAAAAAGATCCTTTACAAGATGTGATCGAACAAATACTTTCAAATAAGGAAGAAATTCTCGTTCCTAATTTAGATAACACAAAAATGTCGGTGGTATTTCGTTCAGTTAAAAGTCTTCACGGATACAGTTTTGATGTTATGAAATCTGCCATACAAAAATATATAAGGCGTGGTGATGTCGAAAAAGCATGTTTAATTGCTGCAGAAATGGATTTATTCAGATTTGTTAACGGTTCGTCTTCGATAGTAACTAATTTTTACAATCGTTTGCGTATTATTTTTTATGAAGATATTGGTTTGGCAAATCCTGGATTGCTCCCTATTCTTGATAATCTGTTAAATAAATGGCTAGGAACTAAGGCGATAACAAGTTATCTTATCAAAGCGGTTAGTCTAATGGCATCATCTCAACATTCTCGTTATTTTTCACATATCAGAGCAGTCACGAAAAATCCTCCGTTTAAGGAAAATAAAATTCCTTCGTATGGATATCCCAGTCTTGGTGCAGATGAAGGAGATCTGAGAGAAACAGTAGATAATCTTGTCTGGTGTTTAGAAAATAAGAATGAGTATGCTTGGTATTTTGCTAACAATATCCTAAGCTTAGAAAAGTTAAAACAAAAAAGAGGAAATAGTACTCGTCCTGGGATTCTTATCTTTTATATATTACAAAAATTTATGAAAAGTAGCGAAATGCTAGCAATTTCAGAAAATTGGTACAAAACAATGAAAATGAAAGAACAGTTTTTATGCTGTATTTTCCCTATGTATATTTATATTTTGGGAGTTCCGGAAGAATTTGAGATGCTAAATATTCAAACAAATCTTACAACATATGTACAAATGATAGAAACACCGACCGTTATCGATGACTATGTTTTCGATATGCATACTTCTTTGGGAAGAAAAATGGGACGTAACGAAGCAGATTTTGGGGTTGAAGGAAGTCTTGTTGCATACGAAAAGGTTTTTAACGAGAAAATTGCCGATTTTTATACACAGGGTAAAATTACAGTAGGACGAACATCTTCAGAGAGTCAAGAACTTTCTTTAAAAGCACGTGCCCAATTGGTTTGTTCCGCTGTTCGACCTGATACATATTTTGCTAAGAATAGAATAGGTCAAAATGTTGTTGTTAAAGGACCTTTTATAAATCAAAAAGATGCAATGACAGTATTCGATATGCAAACTATTATGAGGTTATTTCCCTATGTAAATGCAACCTCGATTACTGTCAAGTATCTAAAACCAGATTTATTTCGAGAGGGTCCAGGAGAAACAGGTTTGGGTTGTCGTTTGAAAACTGATCCGCAAAAAGGATATTATTTCGTTGTAATGGATGATCTTTTTAATTTGGAGGAGTATCCAACAAAAATTAAATCAAGCGCAAAATGGAAGGAAACAGAAGTTGTTGATTTTGAAAAGCTTTTTGCCGAACATAAAGAACTTGGATTTGGAGCAGCTAGTGAAATGGACGAAGATGCTAAAGTGTCCTTTGTAATACAGCTAATGTTTCGTTGGGCTTTCAAATTGGGAGATTTTGCTACACGTAATTTTGTTCGTGTGGGAAACAAAGTATACAATCTCGATGTTGGCAGTGTTAATGTTGGAAATGCAATTAGGTATTCTAACGCTGAAAAAGACATATTAAAAATGACAATAGCCAAACATGGGAAATATCTTCGATATGTTCTTAAGGAATGGCTTAATAACGATTATGCATGGAGAATAGTAGAAAATAGATTGCATTTTTCTAAACAAGCTAAAAATGGTATGGAACAACTTTTGTCAAATTTGAATATATTAATTTAAGATTTGGGAAGGTAAGAAAAATGGACGATCTACGAAAACTTCAAGGTTTATTATATTTAGAATTTCAGGATAGATATTATACTGATGAAATTTTTTTCAGAAAAGAAAATACAATTATGTTTCAATCACGAGATGTTTTCAATAATCTCACCATTGAAAAACAAGGGGATTTCGCTGATTTTGTTACCAGAGAAATTGTTAGACAGCGACCAGATTTGCTTGAATATCTTTCGCAAGATTGTGTCGACGCGTTAAAAGCAAGTGTTCTTAATAAAATTATTATAAATCAAACCGGAATAGCAAATTGTGCTTTAGTATATAGAGAACTACCTAACGAAAATCTCCAAAAAGAACAGATTAAAAACTTGATACAAATTTACAAATTGAATTTAAATTCTGTTTGAGGTTAAATACAAAATGAACGCTCAAGTTTGCGCTGTTATTATGGGGTTTGGTATTGGATGTTCTATGTATTCTGTAATGACCAAAAAACAGGCAGAAAAGTTCCATCAACTAACTACGACATTTATATTTGGATCTTTGGCTTTCACTCCTCTATTACTTTCAAATAGTGATGTCAAGATAACTTCTACTGCACATTTTGTTACTATGGCAACTGCTCCTACGTTTGCAGGACTAGGTCTTGCATTGCCTATAATTGGAGTTATTTCCTTCAACCAAGAAGAATAAATTGAAAAATATATTGTTTATTTTTCAATAATTGTAATGAACATCTTTTTCCTTCATAGAAATGTCATCATATGTGCTATGTGGCATGTTGATCGGCACGTTGTAAAGATGATATTAGAATCAACTCAACTTCTTTGCACTGCTATTTGGTTGTCGGGAGAAGAAGCATATTGTAAGCCAACACATCAGAATCATCCTTCTGCAATTTGGACACGTGCAAATAAAAGTAATTGGCTTTGGTTACAAAGTTTAGCTATTGCTCTGTGTAAAGAATACACTTTTCGTTATAATAAACAACATAAACTTGAAGAAATAATTCGTGAACTAAAAGTTCCTGACCTAGAAGAAGGCGACTTTTTTGATCCTCCACAGGCGATGCCTGATGAATATAAGCATAAAGATGCTATGACTGCATATCGTAACTATTATATTTTGGGAAAATCCCATCTTCATTTTTGGAAAAGCAGACATGCTTGGAAAAATCGTGATATTCCTAAATTTATAACAGATGCTATTCCTGATTACACAAATTAAGAGAACAATTGGTTGATTTAGGTATATTTTGATCATTGGTATGTAGACAACACAGAACACAGTCTGTTCTTTCGTGTTTTGCACACGCTTGGGATTTTTCTACGTTGTAAGGTTTTTGTTCGACTGGTTTTGTTAAACATATATTTGTAACACAGGTTACTTTATCGTTATAGTCATCATATTTATTATAGCAACAATTTATACAATCACGCCACCATTCTGTGCGTTGGCAACATTGATAATTATGGTATAAGATGCCGCATGAGATAAGAAAAACCAAATACAAAAGAGTTTTCATTTGTATTTATCCTCAATTTTTTAAACTAATCTTGATGTTTTAAAATTGAAAAAAATATTACAAATCTTTTATAAATACTCAATGGCAGAAACAAAACCAAAAATTCGTAGAGATAATTTAGAAAACGCGGCACAGTCTCATATTGTTCCTGAAAACGACGAGGGTAACAAAGAGTACAAACTTAAATTGTTAAATAGCAGTCCTGAAAGAATTGAGCAGACAATGACACAAATGCGTTATCGAATACAAGAAGGAGACGGAGAAGCCTTTTATACTCTTGGTGTCACAGATTCTGGAGGAGTAATTGGGTTATCAGACGAAGAATACAAAAAATCGAAAGAAATTCTTGACATTATTGCTCAGAAAAGCAATTACACTTTAACACTTATTTCTGAACACAACGTAGATGATACAAAGAAAATGTACGAGTTCTTAGTAAGAGAAAAAAATCCAATTAAATATGTTGATGTACGAATTGCATGTGCAGGCCATGTAGATGCCGGCAAGTCTTCTTTACTGGGTGTATTACTTTCTGGAACAAATGACAATGGCCGTGGTGCTGCGAGATTACACGTTTTCAATTTTCAACATGAAGTTAAAACCGGTAGAACAAGCAGTGTCGCACAACATATTCTTGGATTTGATAGTTCTGGTAATCCTGTAAATTATGGCGATGCTTTCGGTCGTCCCAAAACATGGCCTGAGATTGTACAGCATTCCAGCAAAATTGTTACTTTTTTTGATTTGTGTGGCCACGAAAAATATCTTAAAACTACTATTCTTGGGCTAACTTCTCAATCTCCAGATTTGGTGTTTATTCTGGTGGGTGGCAATATGGGTATGTCAAAAATGACAAAAGAACATATATTCTTGTGTTTATCGCTGCATATTCCATTTGTTGTTATTATCACAAAAATTGATATATGTAAAGATCGCGCGAATGTATTAGAAGACACTGTTAGCGAAGTTAAACAACTTATTAAGGCTCCTGGTATTCGGCGTATCCCATACGACATTCGTTCTCCAGAAGATGTTATGATCTGTGTCAAAAACATAAATGGTAATACGACTGTTCCATTCTTCTATGTATCAAATGTCACTGGAGAAGGTATTGATAACGTCAGGAGTTTTTTGAATCTTTTCACAAAGAAAGGTAAATCAGAAGTTAACGAAAACAAATTAGAGTATCATGTTGATCAGACATTCCAAGTGACAGGTGTTGGAACTGTGATAGGTGGACAGTTAATTAACGGAAAGATCAAAATAGGGGATAAACTTCTCGTTGGACCTGAAAATGGTGAATATGTCACAATTCAGGTTCGCAGTATTCATTGCAAACGTGTCGGACTTGACGAAGTCGATTCTGGAAGATATGTTTGTATCGGAGTTAAAAAGCCAGAATCTTTGACCATTCGCCGTGGACATGTTATTATATCTCCAGTGGATAAACCCGTGCATGTAGAAGAATTTGACGCTGAAATTGTTGTGCTAAAGTCTCATTCAACTACAATTAAACCTGGGTATGAACCGGTTGTCCACACGGGATCTATTAGACAAACAGCTCGTATTATTTCCATCACAAATAAACAATGTGCGCGCAACCAGACAGACACAGATGAAACTGTATTGCGTACAGGAGACAGGGCGACCGTTCGGTTCAAGTTTTGTTATAAACCAGAATACGTTCGTAAGGGTTCAAGATTACTTCTTGCTGAAGGACGTGTTAAAATTATAGGAAAAATTATTGGAGTTACTGAGAAAGTATTGAATATTGTATAAAAATTGAAAAATATTGTTTCGTTTTCGGGAAAAAACGAAATGGATTTGAAGGAAGGAGAACTTATCGAGGACGATTGTTCTGTTATGCAAGCTTCGAATGGTGAAGCTTTTTATTATCATTTTGTGGGAAATCATGAAGATTATATGATGTTTACTCTTAAAGGTAAAAAGGCGAAATGTAATTATAAACAAGTATTGAAGAAGAAAAAATCTCGTTTTTCAAACAAAATAATTCTTGTAAACATAGCAGATGGAAGAATTAAGCGTATTGATTCTGAATATTTGCAAAGTGTGGTTCGCGGAATAAACAATCCAGATTACAATAAAGTTGAATATTGGTATGTAGAAGGTCTTGTAGTTGATGATAAAACTGTCAAGATTCAACAATGCCATGAATGGCAATATTATCGTCATCGTATATGTGAAGAATGCGGGCTGAAGGATTATAACAGTGTTGAAAATGACCAACACAAAATTATGACTAACAGATGTAATTGTGAGATAATCTGTGAAATTAAAAAGATTCAGAAATTTGCCAAAAGGAAAATAGCAAGTAAGAAATTGTTAGCTTGGATACCAGATCTCGTATCCATTTTTTATTCTCCAGGATGTCTAGGAGCTTTTCAAGCAAAGAATAAGTTTGAAAGCGATTTAGATATCTAAGATGTTCCATTAACTAATCTGTTGATTATATTTTTAAGTTGTGTGATAACGAATGGTTTCTGGAGAAAATATTTAATTCCCAAGACTTTACATCTATTTTTATCGTTTTCTAGAATTGACGCAGTAACTACTGCGGTTTTAAGAGTATTATAGTTTGATTTTTTAATATGTTCTGCCACGCCAAAACCGTCAAGCTTTGGCATTTTCAAATCTAATAATAATATATCATAAGGATCATTTTTAGTAAATTGTTCGTCTATTTTTTTGATCGCAATTTCACCGTCTTCTGCTACGTCTATGTTGTTGTATCCCATATTATTTAACCTTTTTGTCAGCATATCAGAATTGTAAGATATGTCTTCTGCGATTAGGATACTGATATCTCTTTTCTCGGTAACAATTTTTTCTTCTTCCTTGACTACGTTAAGTTCGCATTCTGTTATTGTACCTTTTGTGATCACCCTAATCAAGGTGTCTAATAATTTAATTTTATTAATAGGTTTACTTATGACTTGTTCAAAATTTGATGTGTCAAATGAGTCGTCCATAGAGGACAATGCTATTAATGGTATTTCTGGATTGATATCTTTAATTTGTTTTGCCAAAACAGTACCGGAAACATCTGGCATACAAATATCCAAAAGAATTGCGGCAAATGAGTAACGTTTAGAATTAATATACTTCAATGCTTCTTTAGCAGATGAACAAGTAATTGGATTGATTTTGAATTCAAATAACATTTCATTCAAAATCAACCTATTATCAATATTGTCATCTACAACCAAAATATATTTGTCTTTAATGTAAGTTGAATTTTTTTCTATTTCCTTTTCAAAGTCATGATAAACATTATATTTAACTGTAAAGGTGAATATAGTGCCTTTGTCCTTTTCACTTTCTATAGAAATTTTTCCTCCTAATAATTCCACCAATTTTTTAGAAATAGCAAGACCTAATCCAGAGCCCTCTTTGGAAATTTGATTTAACTGAGTAAAAGGAGTAAACAACCTATTTTGTTCTTCTTTTGTAATTCCTATGCCATTATCTTCAACTGTAAATTCTATCATATCTTTACCATGTGGAGAAATTTGTGTTATAATACGTCCATTTACAGCAGAAAATTTATTAGCGTTAGAAATTAGATTGATCAAGATTTGTATTATTTTTTGTTTATCAGAAATGATATATTCAGGCAATTGTTCGTCTAAAATATATCGCAGCTTTTGTTTTTTCTCTTTTATAGGCTGGGAAATAGCGGCATTTACCTCTTCAATGATTTCTTTGAAAGCAAAACACTGGTTATTGATTTTACCTTTACCGGAAACAAGTTTGGAAAAATCTAAAATATCGTTAACGATTTCAACAAGTTGTACACAACAGTGGTTTGCCCTGTTAATATACATTTGTTGGGTGGAATCTAACTTAGTTTGTGAAAGTAATTGACAATAACCCAAAATACCATTTAGGGGAGTACGTAGATTATGACTAAGGGACGACACATAACTTTGTGTGAAATTTTCTTCCATTTATTATTTGAAAATAATTTACTCGTGTCCCTTTAATCTTTCCATCTCATATTTCATCTTTCCATCAGCATATCTATTTAAATCCGCCAGAGTATCATTTTTTTTAATTATTTCTATATCTGTTTTGTCAACAGTAACTTTTTCAAGTTCTTTGGGAACACTAATACTATTTTTAACAGCTACATCGACCCATTTTTTATAAACATCATCAGGCATAAGCGGTGTCGAAGAAAATAGTTCATCGTACGATGCTGATATCCATTCTAAATATTTACCAGCATTAACTCTCTCATTCCTATTCAAACTAAGTTGTCTACGTATATTGTTTTCTAAAGATGCATATTTTGCTGCAATAGTTTTGTTTGTCATTGATTTTTGATCGAATTTAGAAAATTTGAGAATAGCTGTTAATATACCTGTTACCATCGTAAATATAGTTATTACTATTTGAAGGGCACTAGAATGATCAGGGTTAGCTACTGATATAGCTGACATTGCACCTGATATCGGACTTAACACAAGCAACGTAAACATCAAACCATCATATCTAATAGAATTACGATTTGCTGTTGTTATACACATGAATTTATATCCTCTGCATGAATTTTCTATATCGATTAATACTTTCTCAATTTGTTCAGACCACTCAGCTGTCGCAGCAGGCTTGTCTTTTTCTTCTTTTTCCATCTTGCTTATTATGTATAAGTTTTTAAGAGCCAATAACCCAATATAAGAAAATATTTCATAGAACAAAGAGGATGTCTGAACTAATCGAGACATACACATGTCAGCAAAAATGTTGCAAAATAGAAGTTACAAATACTAGTACACAAAAAAATTTACACAGAATCCGTCGTGGTCAGTGTCGGAAAGCCGGAGTTTTTATTTACGACCCAGAAAAAAACTCTGTTTTACTAGTACAATCAAGAGGTCAACTTTGGGGTATGCCAAAAGGTACATTGGAAATCGATAAGAATGAAAACAGCTATGAATGCGCTGTAAGAGAAGTCAAAGAAGAAACAGGAATAGATATTTCTGCAAAAGATTTTAGTAGGGCAACCAAAGTTAAAAATAGAGCAGTCTATTATTACGCAGAAATAAAATCAGCAGAAATACATATTCAACGTAATGCCGCAGATACTGCGGAAGAATATGCAGAAAAAAATGATGCAAACGGTATTACATGGATTAAGATTCCGTGCTTATACGATTGCGTTAAAACAGGACAAATAGTGTTGAATCAACATTGCCTAATAGTTTTTAAGAGATTTTTGAATATAATTTTTCCTTCTGTAGAATTTACTAGAGTTGAGCATAAAAAAAGACGCAGTCGTATTGAAAAGAAATAACTTGAAATTCAAGTTATTAATCAAAAATTTTAGTTACTTTTTTAATTTGTGCACGGCATATCGGACATGGTTTTTTATCTTTTACAAGAATTTTTGAACAAGTAGCACATGTTTTGAGATGTCCACATTGAAAGGCTATAATTTTTTCATTGGTAAGACATATTATACATTGTTTTGTCGCATCTTCTGTCGCGTTATCAGTCATATCATTTAAAACTTGTAATATCATTGTTTCTGGCTCGGGAGGTATAACAATTTTTTGTTCAATTGCTGGTCTGAATGATCGTATTACTGTATTCATGAATCTCGGACCTCTGCCATTGATAATATTATTTTCACCATATAATTTACAATTATCTCCATTTATAATACAATTATTTCCGTAAACAGCGCAATGATCGCCGTTAACAACTGAACGATCTCCGTAAACAGTACAGTGGTTGCCATTTATCACCGATTTTGCCACGCTACAAGATATATAATCAGTGTTAATTATTGACATTTTTTAGAAGATAGTAGAAATAAATATTTTTCATTTTACTATTTCATCTAAAATTTTATAAACTTCCGGCAAAGATAAAACATCATTATTTATAACAATGTCAGCTTCTATACCGTCCATTTCCAACTCCGAAACATGAGAATGTTCTTCTCCAGTTGCGGATGATATTTTATTGGTTCTTACGGTTCTTATTATAATCCCTCCGAGTTCTCTAATAGTTTCTGCTTCATCTTTGAATCGGATGTCGGAAATGACATAATCAATCTGGGGATTCCTTTGATATTTATATTTAAATATATCTGTCCATATTGTTCTGTTAATATTCATTTCTGGCAATACTTTTGGCAGTTGATCGCGGAATAGTTCTGTTCCGACTTTTTGTAGAAATTGTCGGCCAGATACACCCCAATAAGGATGAACTTCTAATTTTTCTTCTTGAGTTCCGTACATTTGCTGATGGCTAAAACCAAAAAGAAGTCCGATTTCTTTGAGAGGTCTGGCCATGGGATATTCAGAAAAATCGTGATTCGTTCGCAAATAATCTGCGACTGTTGTTTTACCCGATCCTAATTTTCCAGTAATTCCTATTAACATTTCTTTGTTATTTTATTTTTTTAAGTTCCCTTATATTTTTGTACTTTCAATTTTTCTTTAATTATTTTCTCTCCTTTTCTAGCAGCTATAATATCGGCCAATGCTTTTTGTGTGTCTTTAATTCCATAACGTTCTAGGACAAGAAGTGCATCTGTGTCGCGGTCTTTCAATTTCTTTGGACCAGATGTTTCTTTTTGTTCTAAAATAACAGCAATTCCTTGATGTTTTACTCCTGGAGTATCTTTTGTTTTAAGATAATCAGCAATACGTGCTTCAACTATTTTCTCTTTTTCTTTAAGTTTTTTCCTACGAATATTTAATGTTTTAATTTCATTACGTATAGATTCCAGTTCTTGTACATCACCTTTAATAGACATTTGTCTGAACTAAAGAAATCTTTAAAAGTAAAATAAGAATATTTGGGTATTAATAAAATGCCTACGTATGACATAGAACGTTGGGATGCAGTTATTCCTCCTGGAAAAATATATCCTCATCCGATGATTTACATTAAACCAACCAAAGATTTTATTCAATATGCTAAGGATAATAAATATATAGTTAAGGTAACTGTTTCTGGAACAAATATGAGGTATGACGATGAACCTTTTGTGGGAATTATTGATTCTTCTGGTTATTTTCCAAATGAAAGACCTAACTTTTACGATTCCACTGGTTATTTCGTTATAACTCTTTTTGCTCGTTGGCTGGGTTATCCTTATAATAACGGTAAAATATTAATACAAGGTTCTGAAGGCCCTGATCAAGTTCAAATGCCTGAAGAAGTACCTTTCCACGCTCCTGCACCGATAGAATATTTTCAGTCCAAAGAAGTCGATCCTGACGGTTTATCAAATAAACAATTATGTTGGGTAGGTATCTTCTTGGTGATTTTTGCAATTTTGCTAACTATTTTTTCACATAAAATAAATGCATGATAGTATAACCCTTTTATTTATTGTGTCTATTATGCTTGTAATAGTTTCGGCACTAAGTTTAAATACTCTTTATAGACTTAAAAAGGCTTCGGACAATTATGTCGACAAAGATGTGTTCGAAAGTTCGTGTAGAGTATCTGTGACGTATACAAATGGATCTTTATTCATAATAAGTCTTGTTTTTGTATTTGCACTAGTATTATTGGCGATAGTGTTATTTAAAGAAAGAGTTCTTACATAACCAAAATATGGAAAATACTAGTTTAATCATGGGAATTATTGGAGGACTTATTGTGTCACAGGTATTAAGTTTGGCAAATAACGCTTACGCACGATTAATTAAATCGGACGAAAAACGTACTGAAATGATGCAAACAGAATTACAAAAAAATAGAGACGAAATTAATGCTGTTAAACAAAATATAGAAAAAAGAGTCGAAGATGAGATACTGAAATCTGAAAGACAGGTTGCTGCGTCAATTCAGTCTATTGACAATAAAATGGCAAGTATTTTAGCAGTCTTTATGGCGACAACAAATGCACAAAGTGGTATGTATAGAACAGCAGTAGGAATGGCTGAAAAAGATGGTGTATTTTTACGGGAAAAATTAGAAAATGTTAATAACGATGTTATTTCAAGATATAAACAATTTATTGAAGATATTGAAGCTCGTGATGACACCGCAAGAGACATAGATCACCAGATTGTTGCAGAATTAACACACTTGTTTTGAAAGTTGAATACAAGATAATTAAATATATTTAATTATCTTACAAGGTAAAAGGTTTTTGAGGTGCCCAGGTCTGATTGATTTGGACAAAAGATTGGGGGCGACAGCAAGGTACATAATTTTCCCTTACTCTACTGGGTTGGCTATACATATTAACTTTTCCGGTAGAAGCAACCATAGAATTAGTTTTACCGGTTGGCCATCTACGCATTGTACCGTTGAAATTTGCTGAATTTCCGCAACAAGACATATTTATTGAATAAAATATTTTTTGCAAAATGATTTAATAATTCAAGTCTCATAATAAACCGATTATGAGTACAATTGCATCTACTACAACATCTAAATATCAGGTTGAACCAGATTATTATCTGAGTGCGGAATCCTGCTCTGCAGCAGATAAAGTTAAGAAAAAAGTCAGTACTAATCCGCGTTATAAATTTTTTACACAAACTCATTTTACGGCTGGCGACGTAGAACAATTTGAAACGTATCGCGATGCTACTAATGGACGAATTTGTGTACCAGACATTTCTATGGAAAATAATAGATTTCGTGATGCACCAAGAAATCCGGCTCTAGATTGGGAAAAATATAAAAATTTGGATGCTACATGTGTTGATAACACGTTTAACTACATGTTTAACAAATTCAAGAAAGGAATTTTCATTAAAATCAAAAATGGAAAATTTCATGTGTTTCTTCCTTTCAGTAAAAAGAATTTCACCAACGAATGGTCGAAAAAAATTCAAGTTGATCCTAAGTTTGGAGATCTCTATGGATTTATTCGACATATTCAAACTCTCGGAGGTTATAAATTCTTTCCTAATTCAGTTAACAAATTTGTTGATTCTTGGTATTCAAATAATTGTCTGGTGCGATATGAATTTCCAATTCATGAAGGCGACACAAATAATCCAAATGCCAGTGATATGTTTAGAACCCTTTGTGAAGAAAGAAAAGTTCCTGATATAGAATTTTTTGTCAACAGAAGAGATTTTCCAATGATAAAAACAGACGGAACAGAGGCATATAGTCATATGTTCGACAGCAATAATCAACCACTTCTTTCTCATAATTACAATAAATATGCGCCTATTTTATCTATGGTTGGCGCTGCTAATTATGCAGATATTCCTATTCCAACTGGAGACGATTGGTCAAGAGTTTGTCGTGCAGAAGGCAAATATTTTTCTCACAGTTGCAATAGATCTTTTAGTATGGAAAATGTTCCGTGGGAACAACGTAAAGCAACAGCCGTTTTTCGAGGAGGTTCAACTGGTTGCGGTGTAACAGTTGATACAAATCCTAGACTTAAACTTGCTTATTTGTCAAAAATTACTCCTCCAGATTCAGATGGTATTCCATTTCTCGACGCAGGAATAACAGAATGGAATATAAGGCCGAGAAAACTTAAAGGAGAAAAATATTTACAAACTATCGATATAAAGTCGCTTCCATTTGGTTTGGTTTCAAGAATGTCTCCGCAAGAACAGGCTAAACATAAATATTTGGTAAACGTGGATGGTCACGTATCTGCATATCGTTTGAGTTTAGAATTAGAATCTGGAACTTGTATATTGCTTGCGGCTTCTAAATATAGATTATGGTATCGTGACATGTTAAAACCTTTTGTTCATTATGTTCCTGTCAAATCTGATTTATCAGATCTTGTCGAAAAGATAAAATGGTGCAAATCTCACGATTCTAAATGTCAAAAAATCGCACAGAATGCTATGGATTTTGCCAAAACTTATCTGACAAAAGATGGTATTCTTGATTACCTACAAAAACTACTTTACGATCTCAAAAAGGTTAACGGTGTGTATTTGTACAATAGTGTTCCTTTAATGAAAATTCAAGAGAAGAAAGAATTACAAATAATTCAGGAAAATATTTATTATCCCAATACGGATAAGACCGTGCAAGATATCTCATTAATACCGGGGCAAAGCCGTTCTTATAGTCTTTTAAGAGGTCTTGAATGGATTGTGAACATGGTTCTTGAAAAGTCTAAGCTAGAAGATGTCACAACTGCACCGCGGGAAATTTTCAACAACAAAAATACTGTTATAACAGAATTTCAGCTTGCAGGTTTCAATATGATTAAGAAAACCTCCCAAAAAGATATGATTCACGAAGCATTTGTGACAACACAGGTGACCAATGAACTCCTTAAACAAATACCCAATTTTGTTTACGTTTTTGGTATGCATAAGGATGAAACTGGACACCATCTATTGATGGAAAATATTAAAGGAAAAACTTTTAGAGATTATATACACAGACTATCTTTTCATTCTATTGCAGATTTGTTTATCTCTTCACGTCGCACAGAGGACATGCGGTTTTGTACACTATGATTTAGCACCTTGGAATATAATTATTCAAAAATTGTCGGAACCAGTTTCTTTCGATTATATTATAGACTACAAAACAGTTTATAAAATAAGAACTCAAATTGTTCCTATTATAATAGACATGGGTAGATCGCATGTTATACACGATAATTGCCATTATGGTGTTGTTAATATGTTTGCAACAAGTACAATACAAGATATTGTAGCCATTTTAACAACGACTATTTATGAAATTTCAAGTTTTGATCTTGATCCAGGCTCGGTCAACGATATTATTACTTTGGCTAATTTTCTATCACGTTCTGGATACAGATCTCAGCCTTTTATAGCTACTGGTAAGGGTGGTTTAGGAGACATTCGATTCTTTTTTAATAAAGCTAAAAAATACACAGAACTTATAAATTCAAACAAGTTCGATCTGGAAACAAAGACTCCAATAGACTTGATTGAATATATTACTAAAAACTTTCGCTATCGTTTCCCTATTGAAATAACAAATTCGGTAATTAATAGAATGGACCGTGGCAATTCTAGACAGGTCTTTGAATACATATTATCTGAGACAAATGAAGAGAAAGCTATGTCTTTTGCAAAAGTTTTCAAAAGACTACAAAATTGCGAACTTCCTGATCCTTCAAATTTATTTCTTATTTATTATACGGCACAAACAATGACAGAAAATTTGGAATCTGTTAGTTCTCTTATGTTGCGATTTTTAGACAAAGTAGGAATTGATCCAGACAAATATATGAAAAAATATGAAGAGGTCATTGAACTGATTCAAACAAAATATCGCCAAGCTTTTGAAAACGGTAAGGAAGGTAAAATTACTTATGTTATCCAAAAAATACCACGTATTATCTATCATGAACAAACATTTTTGTTCCCATCAGAACTGTTAGGGTTATTAAATAAGGTTCAAAACATAGATGAATTGACTGATTTGACAGATTACAAAGACATAGTTGAACGTGTGTTTTTACGTAAAGATACAATTTTTACAATGCCTGAGAATGTTCGTAAATATTACGAGAAAAATTTTGAAAATTTATTGAGTACAAATTCTTTACACATGAAAATAGACATTGCAAATATAAATACATTACGTTATATGGCCAAGGAAACTGCCACTAACGACTCTGAATTTGTCAAAAATGCTCTACGTCAAGAACACGGTACTTGCGAGACTGTCGATAAATATTTACAGCTATATAGAGAAATTATTGAATTATAAATTGAAAATTTTTCCTAAATTTACAAAATTTGTCGCAATGGACATCAAAGATGGCAACTATATTCTGGGATATTCCCCAACTGAACAAAATGATGGTATTCCGATTTTCCGTGTCAAAATCGTAAATCATGAACTGGCCGAACCAACACCCCTACTTTTCAAAATGTCTGCAAAGTTCATAATCACAAGTGGCGAGTGCCTTTTGAAGATTAATGACACTTTCACACCAATCAGAAATGATATTAATTGCAATGGTAAGTATTGGCTAGTTCAGGAAAACTAAGATTCTTTGATAATTATATACGTAATTAACCCAAGAAAAATTAGAGTTAATATAATATACATTCCTGACGATATTCGGTTTTTATCTCCATATCTTGATTCTAAATATCTCAAAAGAGAAGGTCTAATATTTTTCTCTGTATTCAACACGTATTCTACTTCGCAATTTTCTAGAGGCACTCCTTTTGGATCGGGAAGACAACGAACATCCTGTCTAGAAAAGAGAAACTGTGGTACATTATTAATAATAGGAAATTTTCCTAAGTCATTTCCGACTCTAGGAAAACCATTACGATGATCTAATAATACATATATAGATATTAATTCGTTTTCAATAATTTCAGCTGTTTCGAGTATATTAACATAAATTTCACCATCTTCCCTACGTGCAAAGGACAATCTTGTTGTATATGGAACAGGTTTTGTCCAAGCTATAAAACGTATACAATTTGGTAGATCTTTGTTGAAAATATCATATACTGTTTGCACATTCAATGTATGAATATCGGTGCTTGTTATACAAAACATTTGCATATCTTGGGGAATAGGTCGAAAATCTGGATTAACAACGTAAAACGTAGTTACAAGATCCATTCCAGGATGTTCTTGACATACAAATTTTGTTGTATTCCCTTCTCGAACTGGCGATGGATAATTTATGTAATTTCTATGATTATTATCTGCACTATAAAGACATAAAGGTACTATTGATGGTATAGGGCTGTCGCTCATTTATTAGGAAAAATATTTTCATATAGTTATACCCGCTTTTTTCAATTCTTTAATGATATATTGTTTGATATCAGGTATTTTAACTGTATAAGGAACATCTATTAGGGTTATTCCATTCTTTTCACAAAGTTGCTTTTTCATATAATCTCTATATTTTTGATTTTGGAAAGCGTCCCTAGTTTTATGGAAATAAGGAATGTACTTGTAATGTTGTATTCCGTTATATTCTACCGCAAGCTTAAGTTCTTTATTATAACAATCCAATTCCAAATTATTATCTCCTCCTGTAACTGGATTTCGTAAAATATCTGGTCGTTCTTTTGGAAAAGGTTTCTTAAAATATGTTTCCAAGACATTTCTACACTCTATTTCACCTTTACTTTCTTGTGGTGGTTTACGGGGGGAAGAGGATAATTTTGGAGGTAAGATATAATTTTTATTCCATGTTCCAGGTCTACCTCTTCGGAATAGAGCCATAATAAAGATAAAAACAACTGTTAAAATGAGAAGAATTTCAAATCCATGTTTTTTCCATATAGCGTTGGCTTTTGACCAATTTGTACGGATTGCATCTAACATTTATTATATTTAGTTTTTATTGTTAGCACAATAAAAACCTAAACAAGATAATCTTGCAAACGGCTTATCTCTTCCACTGTAAAAGATGCTATAAGATTATCAAATTTACTAGGATCTTTCATGATAGGTATATTAAGAACGTAGTCTCTGTATTTAGAAAAATTTGTTGTATAAATTTGTTTTTTATCCAGATTAACAATACAATCAGTACCGATTAGATAAATTAGAGAAAAATGACCTAGAGTCATCAAATATTTATTGTGCTGCTCTTCATTGAAGTCTTTCAATCCCAATTTGCATTCGTAAACCACATTTGTTTTGATATGGATAAAATCAAAAAAACAATTACTAAATTTATATTGCGTGCCTACGTCTTCACCATAAACAGATTTTAAAATGGTTTCCCAGTATTTTTCTTGTTCTAGAGACTTTTGTTTAGCTATTATAAATGATTTTGCACCTTTGTAGTCGATTCCTCCCATCTTTTTTATATCCTCAACTATGTAAGGCAAATTTGGCAAGTCATACGCTGTCAGAAATTCTTTAAAAATATCACGGGAGATACCATATTTCTTTTCAAATTTATTTAACCAAGATGATGGCGCCTTGATATTAAAAGGATTTGGATCTGAACCTATGTTGTTTATAATTTTTTCTTGCAATTCGCGAATAGTTTCGAGATAATATTCATAACATTTTTTCTCATTTTCTGTAAGTGGTATCTTAAGATCTCTAAGAGGACATAGATGAAAATATTCATAATTTTCAACAAAATCCATCACAACTGCAGGGTCAGAAGGATCTATTTTATAGGGAGACTTCAAAACAAAGAATTTTTTCGGGCTATGTTCTTTGACTCTGTTGTATAGATATTCATACTGCTTGCAAAACCATTCCTGTTTAAGGAGCCATGCACAGTACTGCCTATCTCGCAGTAGATGTGATAAAGTTAGATCTTTGTATTTACCAAAAGTAATAGTATCCTCTGATAGATTGGACATTTATTGTGTTTTTTATCTCTCTAAAACTGGAATTGTAAGTCTGCAAAGGGGACATTCTTGTTTGTATTTTCCCCATTCTTTTAGGCAACTAAAATGGAAAGTATGTTCGCAACCTTCAAGTGTACATAATTTTTCACCTAATTTAAAATTATTTTGACAGACTATACATGTGTTTTCTATTTCGTCAGTGTGACAATTATGCGATTCCACGTCTAGTTGTACGTTTGGATCCCGTTTGAGTTCTCCATCGTTAAAACTATGGTGCAAAATCTGATTTAACATTTGCTGATCATTTATAGCATGAGTTCTATTAGCAAGATGCATCAGTATCATCAATCCCTCATAAGAATTAATTGGAACATTACCTTCAAATTCTATTGTAATATCCGCATCACCAGAATCGAAAGATTCTTGTCTTTGTGGAATCGTTCTCATTAGAGGAGGACGTGTACTTGTTCCTGTACGAATATTTACTATGATAGATTCATCATTTTCATTTTGAGACATGTGATTTAATATTAGGAAAGATTATATTAAATCACAATTACAAATCACCCTGCATAGCAGCAAGAACGCCCTTGAGTTTTTTCTTGGTTTCTTCCAAGTCTTTTGTCAAAGACGAAACCTTATCAGTCAACTCGGTCTTGGACTGTACGGCCTCCTTAAGTTCTTTTTCAAGAGCAAGAAGTCTGTCTTTATCAGATTGAGCTTCTGATTGTCTGCCGACAACGAAATCTTGCAATTCTTTGGTATGACGTTGCAAAATAACGTTATATTGTTCCAAAACATCGGGTAGTTTTTCTACACCCTTTTTAGAAGATTTTTTACCAACAGGTTCTTTAGGAACTTCTTCAACCGACACAGACTTTTTCTTTTCTTCTTTAACAGGTTCTTTAGGAGTTTCCTCGGTCTCTTCCTCTGCCTCGGGATTGTCTTCGCTTACCAATTCTGGATCAATTTTGAAACCATGTTCTTCACAAAGTTGCTGGGCTTCTTCATCCAGCTCGACAAGTTCATCATTGACAACTCTTCCAGTGACAAACTTTTCTGTTGCGCTCTTGAAAACAAGGCCGGTTTCCGCGTGTACAAGGCAATCCAATTTCTTATTCCTTTTAAGGGTCAATTTTGTTCCTTTAGTGCTCATTTTTGGTTATTAGATAAAGTTTTAAATCAACTTATTCATTTTTATTTTTTCCGGTAATCTATTTACCATTTTTGCTAATAATTTAGCATGACAAGGAGCATTTGTGTCACAAAAACATCCCAGATTGAGGTTCTTTAATTCATGTAAATCATCGACTAATCTATTGTTTTGCAAATGTTCTTCATACAAAATAAGAGCCTGTTCAACAGGTATTTCTTCCGTAACTTTATAAGGATTGCCCCATTTAGATCCTTTGTAAGGGAATGCGGTAGTAGTACCATCATCTTCCTTGATAAAAATTCTGCCATATCGTCCGACATATAAATTAGATTTATCCGCCATCCATTCTCTCAAATTATTGTAACCAATTTTATTAAGATTTTGTTTCTTAATGCAAACGTGTTTAGCCATTTTAAATTAAATGAGAAAAGACATTTAATTTCATTTTAGTAATACACATTTACAACTTTCATCTCTAATTCCTGGTATAGATTCTCGATCTGGATTCACTGCAACTAAACCTCTGCAACATAACTCTGTTTCTTCTGCGCAAGTACCTGTATTATCACCTGGTGGAAATCTAGGTGTTGTTGTATCATAACAACCTTGTCTTGGATTTTTCCATAAATAATTATTGTTAATTTTATACAAAATAAATGACAGAAGAATTACCATCAGAACAGATAGTATACAAATGAATACTTTAAACATTTATTTAATCAAAGATTAAATTTAAACATTGTTCTATTCAGAATAAATGCCGACTTATTTTGTAAGTGGATCTCCAGATATTACCTATAAAGAATTTAACAAACAATATATACCTTTGCTAAACAAAGGACTTTTCGAAAATGCAACATTTATTGTCAGCGATTTATCTGGTGTTGACAGTATGACACAACAATATTTAATAGGAAAAACGAATAAAGTAATTGTTTTTCATACTGGAGACAATCCTAAAATTCTTGCAAATATTTTTTATAAAACTGAAGGAGGTTACAAATCCTCGGAAGAAAAGGAGGCCGCTATGTTGTTATCCTCAGATGCTGATATTATTTGGACGCGAAGCAAAGAAGAACAAGAAAAACACGATATAAAATATAAGAAACGAACTGTCGCAAAATATAGATTTTAAGATTGGTAGTTTTTTATAAATGACTCAATCTGTAGATTTGCTAAAAGCATTGGATATTATTATGGAAGATCTGTCACAAGAACAGCTTAGAAAACTTGAGGAAATATCTAAAAATGTTGGAGATCCAACTAATTTGAAGTTGGAAGATGCGATGAAAATTATTAACGAGGTTGGTCTAGATATAGAAAAACTTCAAAAAAATGCAAGAAAGAAAAGGGCAGAAGAATTACAAAAAAATAAAAAACCAAAAATAGGCGCCAATGATCAATGTCTTTGTGGAAGCGGCAAAAAATATAAGAAATGTTGTCGCTTAAATGCTTAAACATCTTCGTATTCCCATTCATCTCCCAATGGATTTTCTTCATCGTAATCATCATCTTCTTCTCGATGTGCATATCCTTTACGCTTCCATTTGTTTCTAATTCCTCCTACGACTTCCAAATCTGGCAAAGACTCTGAATCGTCTTCGTCTGGCAGAGACTCTGCTTCGTCTTCACATCCTGAAGTTTCATCTTCAAAACCTGTTTCATATACATGATCATCAACAGGATTAATAAAAGGTGTTATCACCACTCTTCTCCAAATAAAAGAAACCCCATCAGTTTCATCACTAGGAACAAAAGGAATTGGAAGCGTACCTGTTACTTTAATATTCAAAACTCTTCGACAAAGTGGACATTCAGGTTTGAAATGTTTTTTAACACAATCTAAATGCATAAAATGTCCACATTCAAGAGGCTTCTCATCACCTAGTTTTTCAGTACAAATAATGCAATCCATAGGTTTTTCCATCTTCTATAAACTTAAATTTATTTCAATTTAAGTTCAGTTTATTCTGGGCGAAACCCAGTTTTGTTTCTTACTTTTTTATTTCCAATATCATCCATACTCCAATCTCCTTGAATTGTAGGTACTTTGTTTTGGAATCTTTGAGAAATCTTTTCAAGATTTTTAGTTACATATATTCTTAGTTCTTTCATTTGAACAAGTATTAGTGGAATGTCCGACGGATCTGTTGCTACAATATTTGCGATTAAATCATCTATAGTATCTACAAACATTTGTAATACAAGACAAATTGCATTATTTTTCTCACGTTTTTTCTCGCGTGCCTTGATTTTACTTAACCATTCCTTTTCTGTGATTGAATTCAGAAGGTAATCAACTCGTAAATCTTGATGCGTTTGTTCCCCAGCCATTTCAGGAGTATATCTAGGAATTAGTACACCTCGAATATGACCAGCGAGACGATGCGCATTCATCACCCATTTGACTACCTTCTTTTGAAACCCGCATTTTTGTATTTTTCCTAATAGAATATATTCGGGAACAGGTCCACCACATCTTACATCACCTGCTTCTCTTTGTGCACCTCCATGTTCACGTTGCCATGCATAGAAATGAGGATTATGAATTCTTCCTATTTCAATTTTTCCTGTATCCCAGTCCCAAGGACTGTGACAGCATGTACACCAAATTTGTGCACATCCAGAAATACGATAAGTGGGAACACCACAATTTGGACAGCTTTTTGTATCCTTGGCCAAAAGACGGACGGTTTCGACCAAATCCTTATCGCATTCTTCTCCATCGTGTTTGGGTTGTCGACAACTTCGGCATGCTTTTTCTTTGCAGATTCCACAAAGATATTGTGGATCGAGATATCCTTTGCACTCTTTTTGTGGACAATGTCCTATGAATCTTGTAACAATTTTTTTCTCTTCTTTTTCTTCATTGTAGACCATTTTACGAAGTTTTGTTTTCCTTTCATAAGCTTGATTTAAAAGTTCTTGGAGCATTTGAATCTCCTTGTTAATTTCATCAAGTTCTTTTTTAGCATCACGTTTTGCTTTTTCAATTACTACAAGAGGCTGTGTTGCAGGAAGAAGACTTCTTTCACGATCCATAACTATTTTTGCTCGTCTTTCACGATAAATTTTGTTATGGAATCCATCATCTGTATTTTCGGCTACAAATTCAAAATCCCATTGAGCTTTACAGCTCATACATCGTGGATTTACATCTGTTAATTCGAGTAAAAACTTTTTCGTACAACTTCGACAACACGAAAACTGACATTTAGAACATGTGATCCAGGTCTTGATTCTGCGCTCTTCTGCGCATATCGGACACGTATCGTATTCTTTTTCTTTATCATTTGACATCCCATTGATTAATACAAAATTTTTAAACAATTTTTCATTTTGCAAAATTATGAATTAAATTCATAATTTCCTTATTTTCTACGGGGATAGATTTTTCTTGCATCATTTCTTTGTATTATCTCTTGTAACGGTATTGCTCTAACACGTTCTGCAGATTTAAGAACTGGCATTTTAATAGGTACAGGAGGACCATACTGAATGTAATCTGTAATTTTTTCTAGAATAACAAAATCATCGACTGTTAAATCCTGAACAGACATCTGTTGCAATCTGATAATTTCTCTTTTCATTTCTTGACTAATTGGGAATTTAAGTATTCTCCTGATTTCTTCGACCATTCTCTGATCCATTTTTACTTTAGATTCTCCAAAATTTTCATTTTCCTGTAAAAATTGTCTTTCTCTATACATTTTTCTAACAGGACCTATATCATCCTCATCTCTTCTGTGTTTTCTAGGAGGAGACACTGCTAACATGCCAAATTTTTGTTTTTTGAAAGCGAATTTTCCTCCAGCGGCTCCAACTATGGAAGAAGCATCTAACACAACTTTACAAAGAGCCAACGCCTTTTTTGCTTTCGGCACATGTGCTGGTCTAATTTTTTTCTTAATTGCTCCTGGAAATGCTCTCGCAAAAATTATATCCCAATCTCCCAAATAACTAATAGCGTTTTCAAGTGGCATAGAATGTCCAGGTTTATAAAGGGATGAACAACCATCTAATACAAAAAAACAACTTCCTTCATCACTACTTGCCTTTAAAATTCCATCTCGAATTATTTTAAATTTGGATATGCCCCCAATTTTAACATTTTCTAAATTCAAAACTTCTTTCAAGATTAAATAAAAATTATCTGGGTCATGTATGGTATAGCACAGAATTTTGATTAAATCAATTGGTCTTTTATCCAAAAATAAATTACATTGTGATACCTTACATAGATCTAGACAAGTATTATCATTTAGCAGCTTATTTTTGCCGAGCCCTTTTGCATATGCTCTATCCCAATCGTAAATCAAGACTTTATTAGTCTTTTCTTCAATCATGATATTTCCAGAGTGTAAATCGTTGTGAACAAGCTCGAGATTATTAATTGTGTATAATCCCTTGGTTACTTCGCGTAATGTAGGTATTTGCAAAGGAGTTCCTATAATGTCATCAAATATCTTGAAATTAACAGATGGTAACAATATGGCTCCAATTTTCCAATCTGGTATATTTTTGTATATTTTTGAAAACTTAGCACCACTAGTACGATAAATATTGAAATAAGAATTGTAAAATGTTCTAGAAGTATAATCTATTTTAATTTTACTAGCTATTAAATTATCATAGATATCAATATCTTTTGCCATTTCGTCCATTATATAGAAACTAAGACAGAGAATTGTCATCGCACCCTCGTCATCACACCCAATATATTGTGCTAAACTTTTAACAGTAGAACAACCATTATCATCACCAATATATCTTAAAAAAGGCGCATCTGGGTTTGAGTTAACTAGATTTCGTATATAATCTACATAAACGCTCTTTTCATATTCTAATGCGCTTTCCTCTTCTGTCAAAGGTCTACCATATTTACACCATACTTTTATAGCTACAGGAATGTTACCTCCGAGAGATTTTGATGGACACCCGTCGGAATCTGGTTTATTATCCTTGGTAACAATTAGTATGCTTGATGATGCACTGTTTTTTGGTAATATTTTATAAGGCAATAATTCTCTGACACCAAAATTTGGAATTTTTGCGATAGTTTCTGTAATTACAGGAGGCAATTTTGACATTTATTACAAAAAATAATAAATTATTTACGAGAAAAGAATCCTATCATCCCTCCAACAACCGCACCCCCCATAAAGGTCCAAAACTGACCACTTTTAACAGAGTCAATTTCTTTTTCCATTTTATCAAGTCTCAAGTTACGAGATGCTTCGACAACTTCATTTTTTGTAATTAGAGACAACTGAAAATTGTTATACTTTTTGTTGACATCAGAAATGATATGATTTTTAATTGAAGTTAATTCATCTTTATTTTCTACTATCACAGAAACCTGTGTGTCGGTAGCATGATTAATTCTGTCAATTCCAGAGGTAACTTCGCTATCTATACGAGATCTGAGAGATGACCACGACTCAGAATGTAGACAGTGTTGGTGAAACAAAGATGTGAATTCATTATTTATTTGTGTACGTATTTTATACTTAAGTCTTTCAGATTCAAATTCCCGGTTTAAATGATCTATAATTGCAACTTCGAACCATGGATAAAATTCTGATTGTGGTGTAATAACAGTTCTATACATTTTTTAAAAAGGAACACCCTTTTAAAACAAATTACACTTTCTCTGAATAACTTTTACCGAAACTAATCCAAAGAACATAAGAAATAATAACTCCTGCAACCATTCCAAAAAGTGAATAGATCATTTTGTTATTTCTGTCGCTTGCTACAAAAATTGCGACAGAAATACCAACTATAAGTAACACATAAAAAATAAAAACACTTGTGATTTTATCCATTTATTCATAAACTTTTTAATTTCTTAAACTTCTAGATTTTCTACCATTTGTAGTTCTTTTTCTGTGATAAAAACAATTTTGAGTCCAATTGTGGCGCCTTCATGTTTACATGTAAATATTTCATAAAATCCATCTCCAAAACCAGACACAGAAACAACACCAAGACCTTCAAATACATTCACGTCTTCCTCTTGTGTAAGTTCACAACATTTCTCATAAACTTCAATGGAATCCTTGAGTTCATAAAGACGTTTAGAATCGAAAAAACCCACCTGACCAGAATCTACGCCAATAGACCCAATTTTTTGCCAGTTAAAAGTTTTTTCTTCCTCCTCATAATCTGCGTGAAAAGCTTTCAAATATTCAACACGGTCTCCCCATTCATCCATGTTGATAACACGCGCATGACAAATCCACTCTCCAAATTTACAATCTGGAATTAGTCTTGCCATAGAAAAACATCCAGAACAAGCATCCGATTGTTCAACAGAACATGGGTCTGAAACATGAATGTTAGAAGTTACTTTGAATCCAAGTTTGATGATTGACATTTAATCTTTTTGATTAAATGTGTAAATAATTCAATTTTATTCATCTTCAGAATCCGTATCATATTGTTTTTTACATTTTGTGCATTTTTGAGGTATTTCTAAATACAAACGTCCATTCTTTTCATAGATTTGATTTTTACGTATATCTTGTTCTGAAAGAAGTTCATCGTTCCAGTCGATATCCAAATCTTCCCACATACGGCAATCTGGAAATTCAGCTTTAATATATTTTCCATATTTATCTTCACCGTAAACTACTTTAAGAGGCTGTATTTCAATTATTGAGTTATATTTATTTTCTATAGCTTCCTTGAGTCCTTCTAATGTTCGTGTAGTTAGTTTCAAAGGAACGCTTGCAATTTGATCAAAAATGTTGTCTCTTAATTCTTCAATTTTTTCATCCAGAAGATTTTTAAACCTTTTAGCTTCGAGAATCGCATCAATAATATCTGGTATTGTTCCTTCATTAATATGGCAAATTTTTTCTATTGTTTCTTCTTCAGACATAAAATGTCTGAATACAATCACTTTAAAAAATTCAATTTCCAAGGTAGTAGGCAACGATATAAACTGGAGGTGCAAGAATTGCCATGATAACATGTTTTATTTGTTGATCCGATGGTGCAACTTTAAGTGCTAAAACTAACGCCCAAATAGCCAAAATAAGGTAAATTGCAGCCGACATTAACGCAGCCATTTTTCCAGGTCTTTCTTGTTTTCTTAGATATTTTGTACCTTTTTTAATCGCGTCGTCAAATTTTTTCTGATCACTGCAGACTGATGACATTTTTATTTCAACAAACTTTTTATTTTTTCAAAGCTCTAAATCTTGCTGATTATCAATTGATTGTTCGGGTTCTTCTGTTTTACCAAGATATTTTTTCAAAAAGTACGGTAAAATTACACAATAAATGCATAACAATGGAATAACGACTGCCAAGATAATAAATCCTGCCAAATAATTTGAGTAAGAAAATAAAGTCTTGTCGTCAACGTCACGAAAAGGTTTAAAAATATTAAAACATGTAATTTTTTGTAAAAAATCAGAACAATATTCAGAACAAACTATCGTAAGTAATAAATCTTGACCATAGTTTTTCTTAGCAAAATTCGCTATGAAAGTACAATTTGCAAAACTAATATTCAGAACTTGTGGGCACTCTATAATTGTTTCGTTCTGATAAGAAATATCGTTTTGATCTTTTTCGTAAGCTTTCATACCATTAAGATACATTTTTGGAGCAGTCATGAAACATAGCATAGATAATCCAATTCCTAGCGCCATTAGGAAATGTAATCTATCTGTTTCTTTGCAAAATTTCGCAATCATTTACCAAAATAAAAAACTTAGAAAATAATTCATTTTTGGTAAATCTTTTATTTCTTCCGGAGTAATTATATATAATTCAGGGTCAATTTCTTCCTCGCATTTTTCCTTTGGAGGAAAAGAAACAAAACAACTCATACAATACGTGATATCATCATCGTCAAACACAAAGTGGTTACATTCGCAGCACCGTTTTACCCTTTCTTTGAGAGTTTTACCCATTTATTTTATAAGAAAATTAAGGAAAATGACATATATTTTATTATGTCATTTTTGAGCTCATATTTCGGAAAAATCAAAACCGCCGTCGTCATCATTGTCTTGTGGAAGATCATCCTTATCTTCAGTGTTTCTGACAGATTCTTCAACGAACGCTCCGCTTTTCTTAAGCTGGCGAACTTCAGAGGCATCATAAACATGGATGATGTCCACAATGTTATCTTGGTAATCTCGTATTCCAACCAATACAACTGTATCGATATCAACACGATTTGTATGTTTGGAAGCGCCGTGTCTGAACTTTCCTCGCAAACGGCCAACAACTTCTTTGTTTTGCATATTTAGTCTGACAGTAAAACGTCCGTCACCGAGTTTTTTGGTAACTAGACCATATTCTGTTTGATCATCTTTTTCAACTAATGCACGTTGTACCTTGTCAACGTTTTTCTTATGGTTTTTCTTCGGGGGCATTTTCGTTTAATGGAAAAAAGATAATAAAATTTTTCATTTTAATTTTTGAAAGCTCCAAAGAACCAGCAAAGTAGAATTACAAGAATCGCTACTATCAAAAATATAAGAAAATGATTTCTATAATATCTGAGTCTTTCAGACCATTTAAGACTTGTGGCAGATTTTCTAAAAACCGTTGCGTCACTTGCCAAAATGGTAGTTCTGTCGTTAAGAGCTTCGAGCTGTTCTCCTCTTTCCATGGTTTTTGTTATGTTGTCCAGCATAATGGTTTTCAATTCCTCGGTTTGATACTTAACTTGCGTTAATTTGTCGGTATTGTCCATTTGATTGGAAATAAAAAGAGTAATGGATTTCAATTTTAATTTTGTTAATAAATGGAAGAGTTCAGCACTCAACCGAATGCTACAAATTTTTATAAAATTCCTACCACGATTCAAAAATGTCTTTATTCGGCCGCTATTTGTTGTACTAACCGTAAAATTGGTAATGGTAATTCAAAACTGGTTTTAGAATGTTATAATAAATTGTTGCTGCTGGCGGGAATTAATGACCGTGTAAGTATGTCTGCAAGTATTGGCAGATCTTATAAAGAAGGATTCAAAGGTGAAAAGGGTATAATTAAAGCAAGATGTATTAAAAACCTTATGCATAAATATAAAGTTAAATCGGAAAGCGTTTATTTTTATGATAATGATACACAGATAATAAAAGATGTGGAAATTCTTGGTATAAACAATGTCTTGGTTAAGAAAGGATTAGACGTTTCGTCTCTGGATTCGTTAATATCCAAAAAGAAATTCGATGTGAATTCTGTCAAGCTTGTGCTTCTTGATTTTGACGAAACCTTGATTAGACACAAAATACCAAAACAAGAATATAATTATGATTTAGAATATCTATACACTAAATATATGGGAGGTAAAGAAAGGATGTTAGAATTGTTCTATAAACTCCGTGTTTTAGAACAGTTAGAAGTTAAAATAGGTATAATAACAATGAATGTACGCCATCGTATCGAACCATTATTAATAAGAATGGAGTGGGTTGATTAAAGAAACGTAATTGTTAATTGGAGATCAAGATCTCCTTTGTGATCACATACATATTTCAAACAGTTTTTAAGAAGATCTAATTGTCTTTTTAACTGTAAACATGTTGGTCTTTCAGAAAGTTTGATAGTTTTGATGAGTGTATTGTCTGTTTTGAATGCACGCGCTGCATTTCTTTCTACATGTGAATCCCCAATAGAGATAATATGTTTGCGTTCTTCTTCTGAACATTTTTGTAATTGTTCTGAAAAAGCAGCAAATTTCCATAGTAACGGTTTTTCGGGGAAATTAGTCTCATGAGTACTACGTGCAGACATGACGTCAATATTTTTAAGAACAGGTAAAAGGTTTGGCATGTAATTTGTAGCGCTGTGTTCTACCCAACCTTTTTCAGCGTTTGTAACTATAAATACTTTGCCCAACAAAGATGCTTCGGTCAAAATACTGATAGCGCTTTTTTCTAGTTGTTTGAACCTGTCCAAGTTGTTTGTATCGTCTTCATCTTTTTCCATATTAATTTCAGTACTAGCCATGAGTGTATCATCCCAGTCAAAGAAAAACGTAGTCATTTCTCTGTTTTTTGGAAATATTTTAAATTATATTCATTTTTAATGAATATAATCCCGTATTTGAAGCTTAATAAGACGCGTTTGGACGATAAATAATGTTCTCATACTTCATTTTGCTCGATGGAAGGCAATTCAATCTCTGTTGATCTTGAATTTGGCACAACTATTTTTGTTTTTAGGTATTGCCAATTAATATAGCTCAAAGTAATCAAATCTGCAACTACTAGTACCATCAAAAATGATATTTGAGATGTTATTCCGCTAATAATAAATGCAAGATGAATTTGGCTGTACAATGAATTCATGTTAATTATTAATAAACAGGTGGATTTTCTATATGGAATTTCTTGTTCTTTAATATTTTGAATGGTGTTAATAATCCAGGGATAAACAACTTCGTAAATCCAGTTAGTTATAAGTTGATGAACAAAAATCATTACTAAAATAACGTAAAATGCTGTCGAAGACTCAATTTCGCTCGTAAAAAATTCTATCGGAGGACCCCAAGAAAAATAGTTATTATTTTTGTAAACTCCAAGACCGTATAGGGTAAGGATAACAATTACCATAAATATATGGCCACACAGTAAACTGTAAACTGGGGAGAGACTTGTTTTTGTCATTTATGTTATTAAGTTAAACTTTAAGCATTAATGTACAGAAGATGCCATAATTAACGGATGCGCGCCTGCATGTATTTCCTTCAATTTAAGGGCAATTAGACTATTATGTACCCCCAAGGAAGAAATATTCGAAGAGACCCTCGGAATTTTCTTCCTCGAGGGCCTCGTATCGGGTGGTTCTAAGAGAGTATCATTCTCCTTAGATTGATTCGAGCATGACATAGTAGTAGATTGGGTAAGTCCCATGTAATTTTTTCTTATTACGCAACATTTTAAATTGTAATAATTATTTATATGATGTGCATAGATTTAGAGTAATTATTTAATCAAAAACCGTATCGTTATTGTTGTCGGATAGAAAAGTGATAGGATAAGATACTCTTATGTCGGCTATAATTTTGCAAATTCTTTCGTAAATACGAATATTTTCGCCATCGTTGACATAAAGGAATGCCAATTGTGAACATTCATTCCGAGCATCGTATGCTTTCTCTCGAGGCATATTAAAGTATATTTCGCAATCGTCCAGTATTTCTTCAATGTGATCTGACAATATATCTCTTAAATAAGGTGCTTTCATATGTACTATACACGCTGCCACATATTTAGAAATTTCAGACAAAGGAAAATTCGTATCTTTTCTCTTGGTTGAAACTCGTTGATCTATCAACAATGGAAAACTTTCCAAAATTTCAGAAACAGTAAGATCCTTAATATCATCCATTTCAACTAAAGGTATTGATTTCATTTTTAAAATCAATTTAGCTTATCCATGCTCTTGTGATTAAATTATTTGTACCTATAACTACATTTAAACGTGTAGGACAGTATTCCGATGTTACACATTGTTTTGTTTTGATAATACGAACTGTGTAGTTAGGAAACATATTTTTGACTGTTTCTAATTCTTTACCTAATAATAATTTCACGTTAGGATTGTTTTCCATCCTTTATAAAAATAATATAGTTTTTTAAATAGTAAAACTCCATGAATTTGTCGGAGAAGAACTGTAACCAAGAATACCAAGCCCTCCTATGGGATAGGATTGTGGTTCTGGTACATTTATCAAGTACATATTTGATTTGAGATCGAGTATATCTTTATCGTTAATTATTAGATATTTATCAGCTTCATCTCTTTTTAGTGTGTATTCTACTCTGTTATTACCTATATTTTTGAAGAAAAGAACATCGTCATAGTTAAAAGTACCATAACCAAGATCTGGGTAATAATCATAATTAAGTTTGTAACTAGTAGATAAAGAAATCATGAATAAATAAGGTCCCAGATAATCAAACGTCGATAAAATAGATTGTACACCGTCTTTAGTATAAGTAACTAAACTAAATGTTGATCTCGTTATTTTTGGTTTGATAGATTCGCAAATAGACTGGGAATTAGGTTCCCTAGGTACACGCCAAAAAGAATAAGAATTAGGAACAAATAAGAGATTATTTTCTGGTAAATCTACAGGTGTTTTAGTTAAAAATTTACCATTGTTAAATGTGAACCAACCATCGGCATTGCAAACGACCCAGGGAGGAACATGTTCCAACGGTGAATATTTATTACTATCAGAAATGCATGGATTCTGTTCATACGTATCTGTAAAAGCCAAATTATAAACGCAATAATATACATATTGATTATCATAAAAATTCCACACATTTGGTCCATATTGTAAGTTTGGCCTATCGTAAGGATCATTTAAACTTTTTGAATTTGGCATTCTTGTACAAGAAGACAACCACTGTCCGAATATATCCCAGTAAATATAATCCAAGTTTGTATTTTTAAGTTGATCAATTAGTACTCCTGAAATTTTATCATAAAGTATTTCTGAAAATTTACCAGCTAATTCGACCATAAAAGGTCTAGCAATATCTTCTATTGAAGGTATTGAAGCGCCAAAATTATTTATAAAATCAACAACACCATCATAAACGGAGATTGCATCATTAGAAATAGAATAATATAAATTACCTATTTGTAAAGGTTGTATTCTCACATCTATTATTTTGGTAAATTCAGAATTTTTCTCAATATCTATTGCCATCACCGCTGCACATTGTAGACGTAATGAAATATCAACGTATTCTGTGATTGACCCTAAAGGAACATTTGGTATACCATCAGGCATTGGTATTTCTCCATATGCATGGGCACGGAGTGTAACATTAGAGCCTGTTTTAAAACTTAACAGTGCCCAGAGTGTTCCTTTATCTGTGCTGTAAAAATCCTGCCTGCCAGTTAGCTGAAACTGAGTTATATTTATGTCATTTGAAGTGAATGCATTGCGTATTTTTTGTAATGTAATTTCTACCTCGCCAAAAGAACTTCCTTCCTTCAACAAACATATATTTGTAGATATATTATTCACATCTCCCTCCAGATGAATATTGCCAGTCTGACATATCCCACTAATCTCTTCTACTGGGATATCTATAGAAAAATGTAAATCTTGAACACTACCTACAAGTGTTTCTTTAATTAAATCAAAAATAGTTATAAACAAGTTAATATCGGGCTGATTTTCGAAAGAAGTTTTGGGCAAACTAGAAATCATATTAAAATAATCAATATTTTGCTTAACTGTTCTTTTCGAATAAGTTTCTTTTTTCTTTTTCAGGATCCAAACCAATAACAAAATAACACAGATAATTAGAATGATAATAATTGTCTTAGACATTTATTAAAAGCATAAAAGATTTTTCATTTCTTCTGGAACAGGAATACTTATTGTAGAAGTTAAGATCATCTGCCTAAACATTTCTTTTACCTTATTTTTATACATCGAATTGTTCAACGCATTTATAACCTTACCCAAAGTATTGGGATCCGCAGTCCACGAACTGCTATCGTCAACAAACGCATCTTGTATTTTAAAAGCACCTAAAGAACAATCAAGTGTCCACAATACTTTTGCACCAATATTCATTATCGAACCACTAACAGACAAATTTTTGGGACCAAGTATTGGAATAACAGCTAAACAATCTATACTTTGTGCTCTTATCTGTAGATTTAGGTCAAAAATTAGACAAGTATTTTTATAAGCAATTCCATTAAATACGGCACCACAACACGATCCAAGAGTCTGACATGGATAAAGAGACCCTGCCAAACTCATAAAAACTATGGATGGCTGCAGAAAACTAACACTTTGTACTGGGATACCAAAGGATGACATATCATATGTATAGCCATCTGGTATATAATTTGACAACGCCATGGATGCAACATCTTTAAGAGTAACTCCTGCAGGGCAGACATCTGGAAAAAGATCTGAGCAAATTCCTTGCAAATCGAATACTTGATCTTTGTAAATATCGTTATCACATGTAGGATTATCATTTTTGTAAGATTCGTTTCGACCAATCCTAATTACAAGTAAAATAATTACTATCAAAAGTAAAAGCAATAGAATAATTTTATAATTCATTTATCTCAAATTAGAAAAATTTATTGTGGTGGTTTAATTTTGATTCGTATTTTTTCGCCATTTGGCATTGTACGAATTATATTTACAGGAATACGCCCCTCGCGATATTCTTTTTCTGCAATTTTTAGGGGATCGACCAAATTTCCTATTTCTGTCAAAATACGGGCTCCAGAAGAAATTTGCGTTGCACGTTCCCCAATTAGACGAACAAATTCATACTGTGTAACGGGAATTTCCATTTGTTTTTAACATATTCTTGTGTTAAAAATTCAATTTAGGAATTAATCTTAATATTGAGTACACGATTCAATCGATTTAGAATCGCACGTTCTGGAACCACTTTACCGCTTTCGTAGTCCTGAATAGTGTTCTTTTTAACACAGATTTTTTGCGCAAGTTGTTCCTGAGTAAGTTTCATTGCTGA